GGTCTGCCAAGGTCAACCACTTCTGTGCGTGGTGGAGTATTTCCAAGCGACACCTCTAGCAGATTCGCTGGCATCAGGTGAACATCGCCTCTGTCGTCTGAGAGTGGGTCGTAACCAGCGAGTTCGCGCCATTCATCAATCGTCAGAACAGAGCTATTGGTTTTGGCGGCTTCCAGTTCGTGCCGCTTGTCTTCCTGCACAGGTGACTCGTAATCGACAATCAGTCGGTCATCGTATTCAGGAATGAGCCGTTCTTGAAACACTGACCGCAAGAACTCCAAGCGAGGTGTCAAGACATACTTGGCGAACATATAATCAGCCGCTTCAATGGTGGCGCGGTTTGAGTTCTCGATGACTCCAAGAATCTCAGGCGGTAAACCGAACGTCTGGATGATGATGTCTCGTTGCGCTGACCGCAGTTCGCTGAACTGCATCGACCGAAAGTCGGTAGCGAGTTCTTTGACCTCAATCTCTCGACTGACGAAGTAGGGCTTGAAGGCTCTCCAGAAGCCTTGGTTCTTTGACAACCAGTCGTGTTCCAGCCGTTCTACCTCTTCGGGTCGAAGCGGTGAATCAGTGCCACTCTTTTGTTTCGGCGAGATGATGAGGTCTGGTCGTGCGCGATTGAAAAAGAATTGGCGTAGATGACGACCTGCATATTCATTGGTTTCAAGTTCGTCGGCTAACACGTTGCCCAGGCCACTCCCTCGCCCATACGGGTTCGCCGGATTCGGATCACTGAGCCATAGGATTTCGGTTTCTGGAATGTTGCCTTGCCATCCACGAAAGCCAATCTCGTAGTGCCTCGTCTTTGGTGTTGGTGTCGCTTGAACCCAGTTAGGTGGAATCGGCCAGAAGGCTTCCGGTGCTGACAAGCCGTTTCGTTGCTTGAGCAGGAACGCATCACCAATCAAGTCAAGATGCACTTGCACGGTCTTCATCATTGAGCGACCCGTTTGCAAGCTGTTTCCGTAGTTCAAGGCATCAAGCAGAATGTGTTCTTCTACTTCAACCACGTCAGCCATCTTCCGTCTGAATTGAAGGCGTGACTCCAGTGACCCGACTTGCATGGCCCGTGTGCGAACGGCCCGTCCTTCCCTCTGGTGAACGTAGAGGTGCCAGTGCGTGGAAGAAATCGCGGTGGCAATCTTGGAACTACATGCACGCAACCACGGCATCTCTGAATACGCATCAAGGAGATTCTTTGTGCCTTTACGTGGTGCATCGCCTCGCTCGGATGGAAACAGTGCATTCAATAATCCATGCGTGTTGGTGTTCAGTTTTTCGTCATCACTGAACACACCCACCACCGCTTTGCTGGCGGCTTTTAACTTTTCAACGAATGTCGCAGAGCTATCCATAAGTCAACCCTCAGGCCAGTACACGCCATCGTTTTTCAGAGCTTGCGAGATAGTTTTCGTGGCTCTGGTCTGACGAATAGTGTCAAGGCGTTCTTGTGTATCACGCGACGGGCTGTCGAATTCCAACAGCCGCCAATCTTTATTGGCAAACCGACGACGAGCTTCAACAGCTAAGGCCAACGCACAGACACAATCATCGTGCATTCCTGCTGGAGCCGAATACCTTACACCCGTCGGCGTGTATTCATATTGAAAGGACATCAGTTCGTTCGACACGACACCATCGGGATACGTCACCTGGTGATTGCCTATCGCCACGACGAGTCCTTCGATTAATTGTTGCTTGCTGCCACTACTAAACTTAAACCCTTCAAAGTGCGCGCCAGTATTAGAAGCCAGAGCCAACTTCTGCAATGACTCTAACACTGGATCACCTAATCCGGTAGAATCAATTAACGCAGGACGGTCGCCGACCAGTTTCACAATCTCGTTAATCGTTTCATTCCACGGACGTTGCCAGCGATACATCTGCGTGCATCGCCCCGATTGGTCAAGGGCGATACCTACTGTCCAGTCTACTGACTTCGCCAGGTCCCATCCCCATACGACCGATGGTTGAGAAGACAACTCATCAACACAGGCGTCGATGTTACTCGATGTGCCAAACGGACATCCCTCATCGTCAGACGGTTCGGCTTCGTAGAGTTCTTGAAAGGCGGCGGCGTTGCCACGGAAGACACTCTTAGCATCAAGCACTTCGGCTTCATCTAACACGCCAGCGTCAATCGCATCCCACGCGGTGATCTTTGCGTAGTGCCAATCCGGTTCACCACTTTCGGCTCGTCGTGCCAGTTGGTATGCCCAATTCCGTCTGCCCTTGACATTACCAATCACACGCACCGCACCGCCCGTCGCGGTGATAGTTGTCCGTGCCGCGATCCAAGCGTCTTCTTTGCACCGTGTCGCTTCATCAATCACTAGCGCATAGACATCTTCACCATAGAGGGCATCTGGTTTATCGGCTGACTTGAACGCGATGATGGTGTTCGATGGACGAACGTGAATCTCTAAGTTCTGCTCATGGGATTCATACAGACTGGTATCGAGATATTGCTTGAGTCGTTTGAAGGCGATCTTGGACTGTTCACGAATTGGCGCAATCCACCAGTATTGATTTCCGGCTTTGCCCTGAAGGGCTTGCTCAAACAGCCAGATGATGCAGCCAACGGTCTTCCCGCTTTTCGTGCTGGCTTCAATGACGCTATACCGCGCAGGGCAGAAGATGGCTTCTAGTTGTTTGGGGTAGAGCCACGGTCGAGAGTAACGCGCAATCACGGATCGTTCTTCTCTGTCTTACTCGTTAAGAGTCGCTTCACCAGCGAAGCCTGACGGGGCGGTGGGGGAATGTTGAGCTTGATTTCAATCTCGTTATTCTCACCTTGACCCATGTGTTCCACTTTGTCGCCGTATGTTTCACGGCGATGAGCCTTGAGAATAAAGATAGCGGCAAGGTCGCTCTTCTCTCTGGCTCGGTTATGGAGTGACGCGAGGGTGAGGTCGAGTCCATCTTCAATAGCTTCGTTCCATGCTTCTCGAAACTGTTTATTCTTGTCGCGTTCTCGATACACGACTGCGCGACTGACACCAGCTTTGCGAGCCGCGATGGCAATCACAGGCATCACCGCCAGTGTCGCAAGGAACACAGCCTTCCATTCGCCAGCCGACTTCGGGCTGACACCCTTCTTGCGTCCCCCACGTTTCTTTCGTGGAACTAGCGTGATCGGTTTCTTCGTTGTGCTTGACATCAGTGTGGTTCTTATAATAAAGCACGAAGCTCGTGAATACTTCTCATTTTACCGTTCACATCTAATCCGTAGCCGAACACAAACTTATCACCGACCGCGAATCCAGAATAGTCAACGTCGTGATTCTTCTTTACCAATAACGCCGCAACACCAATCGAGGCAGGTTTATATGACGCAAGATAGTTCTTGACGTATTTCAACGTCAGCCCAGTGTCAACAATATCCTCAACGATAATGACATGGCGACCTTCGATGGCGGTGGTGAGGCCACTAACCAGGTTCACCGTTCCTGTGGGCTGCGTGTGGTCATAGCTATTGACCTTAATGAAATCAATCTCAGGATACAGCGGTGTCCGATACCGCTTGCTCTGTCCGGTGGGATGGCTTAATGCCCGAACCAAGTCTGCCATAAACATGAACGCGCCGTTCAGGATTCCAATCAGGACAGGGTCTTTGTCTGCGTAGTCTTTGAGGATCTTCGAGGCAATGTCGCGAACTCTTTGCGCGATGGCACGGTCGGTCTTGTGTAGTGACCCGTCTGTCGGTTTCATTTAGCAAGCTCTAAGAACTCCATGCGGGTCTCGTGGTGGTCTTTGAACTTGCCACGCATTACCGACGACACCATGACCCCATCGGACTTAATACCGCGCATCGACATACAAGTGTGAACACCTTTCGCGATGACCGTCACGCTTGGGCTGTTAGTAACGCCTGACACCTCAGTTGCGATGTCATCGACAAGGCGTTCCTGAACCTGTAACTGATGAGCATACTTATGGCAGATCCGAGGAATCTTCGACAACCCAATCACGCGATCCTTGGTGATGTAGCCCACTGCGATATCGCACCAGAACGGAAGCAGGTGGTGTTCGCAGAGTGACCAGACACGAATGCCGGACACGACCACCATCTGATCGACTGTCACCGTGTCGAAGGTGGTGTCAATCGTGCCTGGATCGTATCCGATAAACTCCTGCCAATACTTGGCGAACCGCTTTGGTGTGTCTTGCAGTCCAGGTCGGTCGGGGTCTTCCCCGATGACTGTCAGAAGTTGTTCGGCGATGTGTTCTAGTTGTCTATACCGCTCGTCTATTTCCATAGGTCAGTGTATGAAGTCTCGTAGTCACATGATAGTTCCGTGCGATAGCCGCTTCAGCGACATCGGATAACGTCTTCTGCACCTGTGTGGCCTCGATGCCTTCGGGCATGATATAAACAGGACTCAGGGCGTGATTCGTCACCAGCCTGTCTATCTCATCAAAGTCAGCCACATCTTGGACAACAAACTTGAAGCACCGTCGTGGGTGTTCATTGAACGCATCAAGGACCGTCGGCTGATACCGATCACGTTCGGCGTTGCCGCTGTTCTCAAGTTTGGGACTCACATTGTATCGACCGACCTTGAGTGACGGGTTCGGTGCGATGGTGCCAGCGGTCTCTATCTCGCTTGTCCATCCCTGGTCTGCCAGTCTGTCTATAAGTGGAATAAGGCGTTCAGCCTGTAGCATGGGTTCTCCACCGCTGATAACCAGATGACATATTAGCCTCCCCGATTCCATGTTCTTGTGGCTGAGAGCGTGAATACGAGCCTCTACGGCACCAATCTCCATCAGGTGGACTTCCTGTGTCTTGTCATATCGTGTCCAGTCCCACGAGAACGGCGTATCGCACCACAAACACGCTAGATTGCATCCGGCCAATCTCAAGAAGATGCACGGCGTTCCCATCGTAGGGCCTTCCCCTTGAAAGGTTGGGCCGAAGATTTCGTTCACCGCGAGCATGTGGCTTGACATTTTCTAGTTTCCTCGACCACACACCGCACCAACCTACAGCCCGTGCCTTCCAGTGCCACAGGCGCGACGTCGTGAACAAGATGATGTGCCATGTTTTCAGCCGTCGGGTTGAACGGCGTGACTACTAGGTCATCAGGAAAATGACGATGAAGCACCGCTACGTCAGGGTCATCCTCGTAAATCAGAAACCGATGATCCCACTGGGACTCTAACCAGTCACAGAGGCGGTTTTTAATGGCTGAGAAGTCTAAGACCCGTCCGATATCGTCAAGCCCTGTATCCAGTTGCACGGTGAAGTGGATACGATAGTTGTGACCGTGTAGATGCCTACATTTATTCTCGTGGCCTGTAACTTTGTGACCAGCACTGAAGTCATGGTATCTGGTGGCGACTACTGACATACGAGCGCGACCTCTAAAGCGCACTCAGGGTACAGGGCGGCAATGGTGGGAAGTGCTTGCTCACGCGGCATGATCTTTAACAGCATTTCAGCTTTTTGAAGTGACTCTCCTGAGAGAACCGCTTTTAGATGCCGACACTTTGTTGATAGACCGATAGTCTTCTTAATTGACCAACCAGCATCCTCTAACCAGGAGTGAAGTTCTGTCATCTTCGGCTCATAGACATGTGCCGCATATTGCGCATCGTACCCACTTGCACCTTCCTGTGTCACCGGACACGTTAGGTACAGAATTGCCTTGTTCGTCGCGACCGCACGACATTCCCGCAGCGAGGCTTGTTGCGCCTCGATTGCCATGTGTTCAATGGCCGACGTGTATACCACTAGGTCAAACCGTCCACTCAGATGCTGTGACATCTCCGCCACATTTGCTTCGACGAACGAGACAGGAAAACCCCAGTCCTTCTCTTCTTTTGATCTTCGAGGGTCTAAGCCTCTCGCAAAGACAGCGTTCTGTGAATGGATGTCAACACCAACATAGGCGCGGCACGTTTTTGAACGGTAACGTAGAAACGGAATCAACAACCCTCGCCCACAACAGACATCCAGAACCCTGCCGTGATTCGGCATTAGGTCGGCCGCGAAGGCGTGTTGAAAGTAGCAGTGAACATCAAGTTCTGACGCAACGCCATCGTAGAACTGTCGAAAGCAGTTCCTCATCTGATACGTTGTGCATAGCACCTCTTTTCGATCTATGTCATCCGTGATCTTTGGCACGATCCTACTTGACAGGGTCATGGTCACTCCCGTTGGCGGTAAGGCTCCATCCAGCGTGGAGCATATATCGTTGATACTTAACCCACTCGCCGAAATTGTGCATAGCGGTTTCACGCGCCTTTAAGCGTGTTCCGGGGGGACACTTAACCTTTCTTAGACCTGCACCGGTAAAGACATCAAGGTAACCAGCACGATTGCCCATTGTCCAGTTCGTTGAGTCCACCGAGTCAAAGCGGTAGTTGGTGAGTCCCGATGTTGGCGCAAAGCCTAACCCGTGAACCCTAGTTCTAGTCTCATGGGCAATGTCGCACAACTTGTTGAGGTATCTATACTCCTTACGATGAATGGCCTTAATTGCTAACCCACCGATAGCGACATACGGGTAGTCCTTCACCATTCCTCGCCAGTAGTCAAGGCCACGACTACGATGCCAGACTGGAATGCATTGCCGTCCGGTACGTGCCTCAAGCGTATGACGTAACTGTTCAACACGCGAAAGACCTACAGCCACGTCAATATCAAGTTCAAGAAAAAGGTGTATGTCATGTTTAAGAATAAAGTCTGCATAGCGACACACGTAGTCATCCCAATCCGTTGACGCTTTAGTGTTAACACTTTTGGTCTTTTGTTTTATAAACGTGAACGCACCGGAGTCGAGCATAAAGTTCCAGACCTTGTTGTCGATGTATGGAAGCATCCAATCTTTTACATAAAAGAATGACTCAAGAACGTAGAGTCCTGGCTCTGCCAGTTTTGCTCTGCCAGGGTCAACAGGCTTGTGATGGCATAGCCCGTGAAGCGTTCCCGTTGAGACGAGGTAGTTGTCCATTACTTCTTCAATGTTCCCACGTAAAGAGTGAGGCGTTTCGTCCATTTCCTTTATCAACCAGTCACGCGAAGCGATTCCGGCGAGGTAGTTGTCCATTACTTCTTCAATGAAAACACGTCCATATCTACCCGTGACGGGGTAGTTATCCATTCATCCTTCCATGCACTACTTTACCTGTAGCACTTTAAGGATGGCTTGCTCTGGAGATTTCCCATGTGCCGCTAGTGCTGTGACTACCGCTTGATGATCGTCAGGAGAAAACTTCAGCGTCAGCGTTATCGTTTCCTCTTGGTTGGCGTTCGGGTCATTCTCAAAGAATTGGTCGAGGTCAACATGTTCTGCACTAGCGAGAATTGACTGCAATTCCTCATCGTAAAAGAATGACGAGAGGTCGATATTGTTGTTCGCGTCTTCGAGCAGTTGCTTGGCGTCCCAATCAGCGAGTTCACCTGTGCGGTTGTCATAGATGGCCAGGTCGCGCTTCTGAGCCTCTGACAGCCCCGTGCGGCGCACCGCAATAAGTTCTGACCCCTTAGCCTCAACCACCTTCAGGTCGGTGATACCAGCCTCACCAGCGGCTTCTATGGTCGCATTACCAGCCAGTACTTCGTTGTTCTCATCAATGACAATCGAGCGACCGGTGCCGACCTTGTGCAACGCCTCGACAATCATGCCGACGTTTCTCGGCGTGTGCTTGCGTCGATTCTTCGGGTCAGGAACCAAGTCCTTGATGTGAGTAAGCGGCTTTGCTTCTTTTTTAGGTGTCACCTTTTGGGACTTTCCTCTCTATCACGCATACGCCTCTGACTCCTGTCTTAGTGAATCACCATACAGATGCTGCTGGTGTTTATAGTGCCGCAACTCATCCGGTGGGCGAAGCTGACGAATCTTCTTGGCATAGGCTTCACCTGTTGAGAATGTCTTCAGATAGGCGCGGTCAAGAATCTCGTGATAAAGACACCAGCCAACAAACGTGTAGTCTGTTTGAATATCCTGCTCCGTGTGGTCCCATGTTTCACAGAGCATAAGTGCATAGGCATCAACCATGTTCGCATCTCGGCTCTTTTTGAGCGGCACGATGAGATGGTCAGTGCGTCTGGTGACAGCCTTCACGTCAACACGTACACCAGAAGGCAAGACACAGTCGTGGCCACCGGAACGCGGTTCAGTCGTCAGGT